TACTGAGGAAGCTGTAGAGGATAACCTTTATGACAAAATCAGTTCTAGATATACTAAAGCACTAGCTCGTTCAATGAGTAACGCTAAACAAGTAAAAGCTGCTAACGTTTTAAATAACGGTTTTAATAGTTCTTTTACTGGTGGAGACGGCGTAGAATTATTTTCTACTGCTCACCCATCTACTGGCGGAAACATTAAAAACGAACTAACAACTGCTGCCGACCTTAACGAAACATCTTTAGAGCAAGCTCTAATTGATATTGCTGGAATCACTGATGATAGAGGACTTAAAGTTGCTCTTAATGGTGTTAAAATGATTATTCCAGTTAATCTTCAATTTACTGCTGAAAGATTGATGAAGTCTGGTCAAAGAGTTGGAACAAGTGATAATGATATTAATGCTTTAGGTAGCATGGGTATGATCCCACAAGGTTATGTAGTTAATAACTACTTAACTGATACTGACGCATTCTTCATTAAAACTGATGCACCAAACGGATTAAAACATTTCCAAAGATCTGCAATTTCCACTAAAATGGAAGGCGACTTTGAAACTGGAAACGTTAAATACAAAGCTAGAGAGAGATATTCTTTTGGATTCTCTGACTGGAGAGGTATTTTCGGTTCTCCGGGAGCATAAGACAAATTTTCTTTGTGGGGGCCATGTGCCCCCGCATTTAATAACTAGGAGTAACAATTGTACCGACTGCCCTAGCAGACAATCGTAGAAGAGACGGTATGATTACACTACGAAGGATTACAAATGGGTAATACAACTTTTACTGGTCCAATTAGATCCGAAAACGGATTTAGACCAGTTGAAAAAAACTTAACAACAGGTGTTGTTACTGACTATGGTAGAATGGACAGCGTTAAACGTTGGGACAGATACTGCTTAGAAGAAAACTTTTATCAAAGACCGGGTCTTAATGCGATCAATATTATTGATCCAGATGCTGACTCTGCTTCTGCTTTAGCAATAACTCAAGCAGCAAACAAAAACTTTGAAACATTAGGTACTAACTATACTACTGCTTTAACTACTTTTTCTGCTACAAAAGGTGGTATTTTAATGACAACAGCAACGGCTGACCAAGATCAAGCTATTTTGCTACCGCATTTAGATACTAATCAAACTGCATGGAGTGGAACTAAGTGGGGAACAGAAAACCAAACTGAATGGGAATGTTCTATTAGTTTAGCTGCTACGGATAACCAAAAAGTTTGGGCCGGTTTAAAATTAACTAATGATCATGTAATTGCAACTGATGCTAATCAAGCATATTTTATTTATCAATCAGATGCAACAAATGGTACAGCGGTTACAACTCAAGCAAATTGGCATTTCGTTCACAGCATTGGTGGCACTGATTTTATCTCTGCATTACCGATCGCTGCAGAAGCAGATACAATATATCATTTCAGAATTAAATTTGATTCTGATAGAAAAATGGAAATATTTCTTAATGGTATTCAGTATGACATTACAACTACTTCTGGTAGCACTGGTGGAACTTCGGTTTCAGCGGGAACTGCTAAATCAGGAGCTATGACTGATGATGTAGACTTTATTCCATATATTGGTATTGAAAATGGAGCAGCAGCAGCGGAAGTTCTTGGTGTACATTATCAATCTATAAGCAGAAATAGCTTCGAATAATAAACAAATAAACAAGTGGGGCTACGGCCCCACAGTTCTTAGTTAAGGAGGGAACATGGCAGATACAGTAACAGGACCGACTATCCTACAACAAAATGACAATCGTGTCGTAATAAAAATAGTCAATCAATCAGATGGAACAGGTGGCACAACAGTTTTTGGTGATGTCTCAGCAATGGATGCTAGAGGTGACGGAACTGCTGTAGCACATTTAGGATTACTTAGAGTTTGGTATTCTTGTCAAGGCGGCGATGGAGGAGACTCTTATGCACGTTTAGATGAAGAAGATGATGATGGCGATATACCTATCATAGGTTTAACTGGAGCAGGATATTGGGACTTTAGAGAATTTGGTGGAATACCAGCAGATAAATCTAATAACACAAATGAAAGTGATGTTAACTTTGTTGTACCGGGAACCGCTGACGCTGCAAATATGTATACACTTATTGCAGAGTTTCAAAAGATCTATTAATAATGATTAGGAGGTCTTCGATGCCACAACAAATATCAAAAGGTGGGAAGAAAACTTTAAAAAAGCATTCTAAACACCACACTAAAAAACATATGGCTTCTATGAAAAAGGCTATGAAAAAAGGTAAAACTTTTACTCAAGCACACAGAAAAGCTATTAAAAAAGTAGGGAAGTAATGGCAACGTCCGGAACTAATGCTTTTGATTTAGATGTAGATGAACTTATACAGGAAGCTTTTGAGCGTTGTGGATTACATTCACGTTCTGGTTACGATTTAAAAAGTGCAAGACGTTCACTTAATATTATGTTGGCTGAATGGGCTAATAGAGGTATTAATTTATGGACTGTTGAACTTAGAACTAAAACATTAGCTGCAAGCACAACTAGTTATTCTTTAGATTCTGATCTTGTTGATATTTTAGAAGCAGTTATTTTTACATCTAGTGATGCAACAACTGATATAGAAGTTGATCGTATTAGCCGTGCTGAATATTTAAATATATCTAGTAAAGCAACAGAAGGTACACCTGTACAATATTTTTTACAAAGAGGAGCCTCAACTCCAACTTTGTATTTGTATCCAACACCAAATGATGCTCATACTTTTAAATACTGGGGATTAACAAAGATCCAAGATGCAGGAGACTATAATGATGAGATAGAAGTACCTACAAGGTTTATACCTTGTTTATCTTCTGGCCTTGCTTATTATATGTCTGTAAAAAAAGCACCGGATAGAACTCCAATGTTGAAACAGTTATATGAAGAAGAATGGCAACGTGCTTCGGAAGAAGATAGACCACGTTCCAGTTTCTTTGCTACACCAGAGAGAGGATATATCTAATGGGACACGCAGCAGGTAAATATGCAAGAGCAATATCTGATCGTAGTGGTATGGAATTTCCTTATACTGAAATGGTAAAAGAATGGAATGGTTCTTTAGTACATAAATCAGAGTTTGAAGCTAAACATCCGCAACTTGAAAGACAAAAACATGTAGCTGATGCACAAAGTTTAAAAGACGTGCGTCCCGCGCGCGCGGAGCCTTTAACAGTTTTTGTTGGTGGTTCGGGATTTTTTGATTATAATAATTCTATGCAACCAGCAGAAAATAATAAAAAACCATTAGTTACATCAATTATTGGTACAGTAACAGTGAGTACATCATAATGGCCGTTACATACGCAGAACTAACAACACAAATACTTGATTATACAGAAGTAAGCACAGATGTTTTAACTGCTGTTAGAACTAATGATTTTATTGAACATGCTGAAAATCGTATATTTAGAGATGTAGATTTAGACGTATTTAAATCTCATCAAACAGCTAATCTTATAGCAGACAATGCTTTTATATCTTTACCGGGTGGAACTACACCTACTCCTACTTCTCTTGGTACGGTTAGAACTATGCAGATATTTTCTCCTAGTTCTCCAACAAGATCATTTTTAGAACAACGTGACATTAGTTTTATGAACGAATATTGGCCCGACAGGACTTCCACAGGAACTCCTAGATATTGGGCATGGTGGGATCATAACACAATTTATGTTGCACCTACTCCGGATTTAGCGTATAACGTTGAGTTAGGAATTACTAGATTACCAACAAGACTATCTAGTTCCAATACAACCTCTTGGTTGGGTAATAATGCACCGTCTTTATTACTTTATGGATGTCTTGCAGAAGCCTTTAAATTTTTAAAGGGACCAGCGGAAATGCTGCAATTATACGAACAATCATATCAACGTGCACTTCAAGAGCTAGTTATTGAACAGCAAGGAAGACACAGAAGAGATGAGTATATGCACGGGGCTTTACGGACTCCTTTGCAATCACAAAACCCATAGGAGGATAAAACATGGCAATAGATCAAGCTGTATGCACAAGTTTTAAACAAGAATTGTTGGTAGGTACGCATAATTTTACTGCAACCTCCGGTGATACATTTAAAATAGCACTTTATACAAGCTCAGCTTCACTAGACGCAACTGCAACTGCATATTCAAGTACAAACGAAGTTTCAAATTCTGGAACTTACACTGCAACTGGCGGAACGCTTACAAGCGTAACTCCAACTACTAGTGGTACTACTGCAGTTTGTGATTTCGCTGATATATCATTTACATCGGCTACTATCACTGCAAGAGGAGCATTAATTTATAATAGTTCAGATTCAAACAAAGCTGTAGCTGTATTAGATTTTGGAGCAGATAAAACATCTACTAGCGGAACATTTACTATTCAGTTTCCAACAGCAGACGCGAGTAACGCAATATTAAGATTAGCATAGGAGTAGTTAATGGCTCTAGTATTAAACGACAGAGTAAAAGAAACTTCTACTACTACCGGAACAGGAACGTTTAGTTTAGGTGGCGCAGTAGATGGATTTGAAACTTTTGTAGTAGGAATTGCTGATGGTAATACAACTTATTATGCGGCGGTTAATAGAGATGCTAACGAATTTGAAGTCGGTATTGGCACTGTAGGAGACGCTTCTCCAGATACTTTAGCTAGAACAACGATAATTTCAAGTTCTAATAGTGATAGTGCTGTTGATTTTTCAGCAGGAACAAAAGATATATTTGTAACTTTACCTGCTAGTAAAGTAGCATTTGAAGATGCTAGTAACGATGTAACTATAGGTAATGATCTTATTTTAGGATCAGACTCAGCAGTATTAAAATTTGGTG